CCAGCGAGTTCCCGGCCGGCACGAATGACAGTCGCACCGACTGAGCCCCCGGCATTGTTTGTAGTGAGGTCGCCTGCGTGCAGGGTGAGCGCTCCTGTGCCATTTGCTCCCGTAGCGCCAGTTTCGCTCCCAGTCTTTACAAGAGCGGTTCCCGTGGTTATGCCGCCCGTGGAAGAAGCATCCTGCCCGCCTATAAAATAGGTGGCGACCGTAGAAGCAGAACCCTCATAAACGCTTCCCTTTACACTGCCAGTGGTAAGCGTCGTATCTCCGTTCACTGTAACATTTCCATTTTTGTCAACGGAGAATTCACTTGTCCCACCCGCCAGAACTCCATTGGTGACGGTTCCCCCTTTTACCAAATTCAAGAAGTTGCCGGCCGCCGTCGTCTCGTTGATGACCAAAGGCACTTGACCGGTTCCCGCGCCGGCGGTGTTGATAATCAGGGCACCAGAAGTATTGTTTGATGCGCTGGTGTTCTGGATGACAAAGGGATAAGTCAGTGCCGCTGTCTCGACACCATTGTATGTGTAGATGTCGCCCGCCCCCACCTCAGTTGCGGTGGCGAGGGCCGCTGCCCCAGTAACAAGGTCCAGCGAAGGGCTGCCGCCTGCGCCACCAGATCCCCAGCCAAGCACGCCAGCCGCAGTTTCCGAAAGGTACTTTGTTCCAACCGTATTACCTGCAAACTTGGCCCAAGCGGACCCGTTAAAGTAAGCGATGTCGCCTGCCGTAGCTCCTGGCAGAAAAGACTTCGTCGTGACGTGCGCCGTCGGATTCCCATAGATCAGAAGTGACGCAGCCGTCGGCTCGTTTCCAGGTCGGACTTCATTGTACCCCGCAGCTTGGATAGAACTCGGAGCTTGGTCTTGAATCGTCGAGGCGACGACGGCATAGGCTCCGCCTACACCCCCGACAAAACTCTGATTTGTGTTATGCGTGTCGCTCGAAACAAACGCCGGCGCCGTGACGGGCTGATTTGCCGTAATCGAGTTCACGCCATAGGTCAAGCTGGGAAAGCCAGTATCCAGGGAACCCAGTACCACTCCAATCGGTAACGTGGCCAGCGGTAATTGCGAGGCATCGGCAATCCCCGAGATATCCGTGAAGGCTGGCTGCGCGAGCCACGGAACCCCCGAGGTGTCGATGTATTGCACCCAATTGTTGGGAACCTGCGCGATCGACTCGATGCCGCCAAGCGTCGAGGCTGTGGGCACGGGCAGCACCGCAGCCGGCAGGGTCGAGATTCCCTGAATGGTGTTCGAGTTAGTCCATTGCGCGATTTGCCCGTTTGTGGGAGTCCCAGAACTCAGGACGTTTCCGCCGCCTCCACCTCCACCAGAACCGCACGCTGCGGCCGTCGAAGTTAGAATACCACCCGTGCCAGCCTGCACGCATTTGCCCGAGGTCAGCGTCGAAACTGTGAGGTTCCCCGCTATGATAGCGTCGCCAGTGGAATCCCAAGTTGGAGTTGCGTAGGCTGCCGTAGCCTGCCCGCTGTCCTTTTGCACCCCTCGGGTAGCCAGAAGGCTCGTGATGGCAGTGGCGGTGTTCGTTTTCAGGAAGTCGTAAGTGTAAAAGCCGCTGTCGCTGGCCGACGGCGTGATGGTGACGACGTTGGAGCGCACCAGAACACTGCCTGACGAGCCGAAGCCACCCGACAGGGTTTCAACCACGTTATCGGCGTAGAGGGTTCCCGGCGTCTGAATGGATACGGTGAGGATGCCCCCGCTACCATTGATGGTCAAAACTTTAACTTGGCCCGTTCCGCTTCCACCCGCCACGGTAAGGATATCGTTGGCATGATAGCCGCTTCCAGCAGCGTAAGTAGAAGTTGTCGAAGCCAATGAGCCCAAGGTCGCGTTGCAGCCATAAGCAGAAGATGCAGCAGACGGAAGCGTGGTTCCGCCGCGCCAGTCATGGCCGACAAGGTAATACGTGTAGGTCGTTGCTCCAGCATCCCCACTACAAACAGCCGCAGGCGTGTTGGGCGTGCCAAGTTGGGTGGTCTGCAACTGGCCCAAGCTGAGAATGCCGCGTGCTCTTAACTCGCCCACGCGCAAGGGCGCAGCACCGTAGTAGCCTAAGCGATTAAGGGCTTGGTCAAACTTTGCCTCCAAGGCGATGGTCCCACCTCGGTCTCCCTGGATATAGTAGGAGCCGTTGTAGCCAGAGGGCCCAGACCCAAATTGGATTCTATCCTGAACGCCCATGCACTCCGGGTTAAAGCCATCTGAAGCATTGCTGCCCATGAACTGGTAAAAATTCTGACAGGTGGCATCGAGGTCTGAGACGAGTAGCGCCGGGAACATTCCGGTCCAGTAGTTCCCCTTCGAGCCTGCCCGGATGATGGCGGTGCCCACGCCATTTTCGGTGTATGCGCCGACGACGTTCAGGCCGTTGCCACCAGTTCCAATTGCCGACTGAGTATCAAACGGAGTGTTCGAGGATTCGATGTCAGTGCTGTCGTAGAAGTTCCCCCAGCCGCCGTTTCCGATTGCCGTGTAACCCCAAACGCTCCCGCCGAAGGTGTGGTTAGAGTTGGCGTAGCCCTCCATGTCGTCGCCGTAACTCCCGGGGAGTGCGGTATTGCCCCAGAAGTCGGAGGCGTAGGCGACGTTGTAGGAGTCATTCCCCCCAGTGGCGAGCCCGCCAATTCGCCGTCCTATACCAGAAGCTCGGCCTGCCACGTTGAACCATAGGGCATTCTGCGCCCCCGGCAGGTCAAAAGCCATCGCAGTCAAGCTGGTTCCGCTTGAACTGTTATCAACCGTGAGGTCCCTGAACAGCAGGTTGGTGACATAGGCAGTCTTGGGCGCAGCCTGAGTCACGGCGCTGTCTGTGCAGCCGGTGGATACGATTTTCGTCACGTCCTTGCCCTGCCCCTGTATCCCGCTGCCAGAGACGACGATAATGGAAGCCCCACATGCGCGCGTGATCGTTCCTATCGGCAAAACCACCTTAACAGGGCCACCCCCTGGCGACGCGAGGGTGAGGGCTGAGTTGATCGCCAAGTTCGTCGTGATGCCTTCTGCGTGGACAGTGCAGCCCGCGGCAGGGCAACCAGCGGCCGCTGCAATGACTTGGGCACCAAGGTCTGCGCCCGGATACGTCGAGGCGTCAGGTCCAGGAGCCGTATTCCCCGGGTCGAACACCATGTTGTCGCCCAACGTGAATGGCGTCGGGATCCCGCCACCGCTCATGCGGATATCGTACCGGCCATTGGGAGCGAAGAAAGTCCAAGCTCCCGTTGTGGAACTTGCCGGGAAGGGGTTCGACAGGCCGTTCCCGAGGTTGTCCCTGTAGAGGGTCGCCGTTGTGTAAGGGCTGCTGCCTGTGATGTAAACCGTTACGAGGCATCCTGGATAGGTGGCCATCCCTTTCGGCGAGAGCGTCGGCCCGCCGGGGACGGTCATCGTCACGCCACCAGCCTGGCAAAAACCATGGACAGCTTCCATCGCTTGGCAGAGAGGAGATCCAGAAAGGGCAAGGAGAAAAACTATAATTGCTAACCTAAAGATTCTTAACTTTGAATACATCGAATCCCTCTCTTCCACATCCGATCTTGTTGTTCATCCAAAACCTCACTGTACAAGCACCGTCCCACTTGCCTTGGCCGTACCGCTCATCACCTGAGCCCCCGCCGTCCCGCTCAGTGTTACCACCTGCGTGCTGCCCCCGACCCCGTGATTGTCGTCGGTGAAGGTAAGCGTCCCGGTAATTGGTGCGGTCACAGAAGCTTTCATAGTCGGAGTAAAGCCAACTGTTACGGCGCAATTGGCCTGTCCTGCAAGGGTGCTGCCACAAGTGTTTACCGTAATGCTGTACCCTGCCCCCGCCACAGCGACGCTCGCAATATTCAAAGTCGTGGTGCTGACATTGGAAAGCGTGACTGTTTGTGTGATAGATGCAACACCCACAGATTGATCGAGAAACGTCATGGATGATGTATCCAAGCTGGCGAGCGCAGGCGTGGGCGGGGTAGCTTGGCCTATTTGATCGAGTATCCACAGATTCTCAGTTCGCGCACTGTCAACAAAATCTCCGTAGTTGGCGTGCTCGCAGGGGGTCGCCGCCCCCACCATGGCTTGTGGCAGGCAGCCCGTAGGATAGCCCCAGGCGTCGTACCCCTGTGTGGTCGTGGAGGAAACCCCATCATAGGGATCGTCGCGGGGCGTCACCCAACCGAAGTTTGAAAGAGAAGAGTCATAGTAAGCGCTCCACCAACCATATCCCACCATGGGGTAGGTTCCGGCAAGTGCGCCAGACAAAACTTGCGTATTGAAAAGCGCAGTCATCCACGTTCCAAAGCCAGCACCACGCAATGCCTGCGTGCTGTAGATATAGTTATCGGTAGGAGTGTAGGGTGACATATAAGAATCGGGTTCAGCATAGAACCCTTCCCAATTAAAGGCGGGAATATCACCCAAATTGTTGAAAAAGAAATCCACCCGCGCTTGATTGTCGGTGATGACGCTCAATGGGTCTATGCTTGGAAGAGTAGGTGAATATGCCAAATCGACATATGCCCCAAACCCCCTAAGCACAGGCGCTCGCGTGGGCGAACTCCAACTTCCCAACTGGGTACCCATATACAACACTCCAGGGGCCGCCGTGGCCAAAGCGTCATGCTCGATCTTGGCGTAATTTTTGGCCATGTGATAGAGGAAGTTGTCCATGTCAACGATGAATGCTGCCGTGGTTCCCGCCGGTGGTGAAGCATGCGTTGCCGGGGTGAGGTTGTAATCGGCAGGTATCCAGCAGGTAGTTCCCCCGTTGGCCTTGGCGGGACACTTGCCATCTTCGTCCAGCAAACCCCATCCCGTGCCCCAGCCGTTGGTCTGGTAAGTCACCGTCATTGCTGTTCCGACTGGAACCGTAGTAGCAAACGTAAGTGAAACGGCCCCCGTGGTGTAGTTGATGGTTCCAAGATTTCTCGGTTTAGTCCCGGTGTAAGCATTGCTAGTGGTTCCACGGAAGTAGCCTGTAACTGTCGGGCTTGCAGCCCGAGGGCCTGAGCCGTCATCCCCCGCCGTCAACGTCCCTCCCACCAAAACCTGTACAGTGAGAGGTGTGAGCGGGTGTACCGATAGCGTGCAGGTATAGGGGCCAGTTGTCCCATCCCCTGTGGCACATGCTTCCCCTGTGTGTGTTACCGCGTCTGAACCCAAGCTGTCATAGTGCGACCCCCAAGCGTTGTTGAGGGCACCAAAGTTGGCATAATTCGGACCAGAATCAAGCGCCTGCTGCACCCAGGTACCTAATTCCACCTTGGTGTAGAATGCGGTATGTGTAAATAGGAAGTCGTGGCCCGGAGTAGAACAAGCATAGTTTTTGGGGGCAGTAGTACAGGCTGCTGTCGTCAAGACGGGCGAGGTAATCAGGGATATTACACCCCAATGGGCGTCGGGGGGCTTGTACAGATAGTTGGCCTGAGCGATGGTGGGAAAATCAGTTCCGTCGCGGAATCCCCCGGTGTTGTCCCCTTCGTCCATAATCATTCCCAGAAGATAGCTTGTGTTGGGTCCGATCAGCCAGGTTTTATAACTGTTGCCATTGGGGGCAGCAAGGTCTCCGGCCAGCCAGGCAGCAAACGCAGGGTCAAAAAAGTCCGCCGCTATCATCATGTAAATTCCAGGCACGGATGATACCTTGAATGCCCCCGCGTAACCCTTCATGGGGCCATAACCCGCTGCCGCCTCCCAGCCGTTAAGATCAATCGACGCATACAGACTGGACGAAACAGCGCCCACATAGGGGATATGGACAGGATTCGTTCTATCGCTGGTGCCCCACGAACTGTGAGTCTGATTGGGCAAAATCCAATTAGTTAATGCATCAATATTGGTATTTATTCCCCAACTCTGCTCCCGACGCGTAACCGACAAGCCCCAGTTCAACGTACCGTTGGTGGTAAAGCCTGTTGCATACTTATTGTTGGTAAGCGTTGTATTGACGACGTGCTGGTAGTCCGCGCCTCCAATTTGTCCGGGAACGAAGGAACCATTCATCCAGAAAGCGTTGCCAATCCAACTGGTTCCAGCACTGCCAGGCGTGCAAAGATACCAATGGCTGCTCATCTTGGCTGTATAGAAATGGCCAGTGTGATTGGGGTCTGCTGCGCAAGGTTTATTGATTAAGCCCCCATAAACATCAAGGGGCTGGTCAAAGATCAGGATGCTGAGACTCTTGACAGCCGTGGCTGCTACTCCATCCGTCACAGTGATCGTAAAGGTGTACGTCCCAGCCACGCTTGGCGTCCCGCTGATGACGCCGCCCAAGCCGGTGATATTCAACTTACAGCCGGTACCACCTGCCGGTGAAACGGTTGTGGCAAGTCCAGAAGCGATGCTATAGCCAGTCCCTGGCGAAATGCGCGTAACCGCAGTCACTCCGCCGCTACCATCCACGGCAGTAACAACGTATCCTCCACCACTCGCCCCAGCCTGAGTCACTTTAAGAACGTTACCGACAGTATATGTGGTACCAGCAGTGTTGATGGCAACGGCGTTGATTCCCCCTGCCGACAAGGCGAATGTGGGCGAGCCCGTAGGAAAACTCCCAGCAGTAACAGCGAAGCTGTAAGGAGGCGTCCCGCCAGTAGCCGTCAGGTTAACGCTGTAAGACGAACCCAGGTAACCTGTGGGCAGTGTATCGTTCGTTCCGATTGCCAAGGTCTGAGAAAAGCCGTGGACAGGAAAAGCCAGTAGCGCTGCGGTAAGAATTAGGAATCTTAGTCTCATTATTGCACAAACCCCGTGTTATGTTGGCTCGCCCCAGCAGCGGTCACCTGTGGCTGTACCGCGCCAGGGGTCACGTATCCAGTGGTGATGCCTGCTGGGAAAGCACCGGGGAAACCCGCATTTTTCAGACTTGTATTGGTTACCATAAAGTTCCGACCCGTCGTGATCTGGTATGTAACCGCTGTCCCAGTACCAGGGGCTGGACTAAGGTTGAGCACATGCGTGCTCGCCACGGAAGTGATAAGATACTGTCCTAGATTGAGAGTTCCGCCCGCAGTCACGTTAACAAAATCCTGATTTCCCACGATGCCATAGGTGGTGAAATCCACGGCAGCATCGGTTAACGTGCCAGTAGTCGTGCTAGCTCCGCTTCCGGTATACTGAGCAACGTTCGTAAAGGTTGGATTTAGAGCAAGATCGTGAATCCCCTTCTGCCAATTCGTCGCAGCAGTGGTGTTATCGTAAAAGTCGTTGTAGTCGTCATATCCGCCGGTCTGACTCGCATCGGCGTGAGTGATTCCCGTAGTAAAACCATAGAGAATCGAGTCAACAATTCGTACATCATAAGAGCCTGTAAATAGGTTAACCCCAAGACCTGTCTTGTTTTCACCACCATACAACGTAGAGTTTTGAATCGTAAACAAGCTTGTACTTACCGCCGTATTTTGAACTGCGGCGGTAACATTGCTCTCAATAATTGAATTCCGAATTGCCACCGGAGATGCTGCTGCCGAAAAACCTATGTCACTGTCGTGCAAATAACATCCTTCAACTTGTGCAGAATTGACAGAAAGTGCAATTCCTCGGTAGGATATAGCCTCACAATTAAGGAAAAAGCCGTTAGTGACTCCTGTAATCGCATGGGCGGCAGCCGTGGTGCTAGTTTGAACTGCCTTGATATTTGTGGCTTTACCTCCAATGCCAATTGACAGAGGAGAACTAGTAGTGGAACCAGTTAAGATGAGGTTGTAAACATCCCAATAACTAGTAAGGGCAAACCCGTAGGTTGACGAAACGGTGATGGTGGGACGATTGGCCCCAGTCGGCCTATCGCCACGCAGTGAATTGTAGCCTTCAACCACCATAGGGGCCTCAGCCAGACCCACGGTTTGACCAGTAAGGTTTGCCCCTAAAGTGTAGCTTCCATATTTGATGAAGAAACGGTTTGCGGTGACTCCCGTGGCATATCCTTGCGCAAAAACTGTAGGGTCCAAGGCATTTCCCAAACCGATTGCCCCGCCGACGTAGAAGGTGCCAGCCACACCTGCTGATACTCCGTCTGTGGCATTGCGGTCCAAGGTGGCATTCACTCCAGAGACGGAGACGACCTCGTACCAGCCCACCAAGAAATGTGCTCCCGTTCCAGTTGTGGTGATGTGAACTACGTTGCCAACCATTCTCAAACCGAAAGCTTTATTCGTAGATGTGCAAACGGATGGCGCGGCGTTGGTGCAGCCAAGATCGGTATCGTTGGTAATCGCAGCCGTCGCTTGGCTGTAATCCACTCCAAAGGTGCCAGCCGTGAGTGATGCCGTTGCATCCGAGGACATCCCTGCCACCGTGTTAGCAACGTAGGCGGGACTCGGCAAGCCCACTGTGGTGTTTTGCTGCACCGCCGCGCCGCTGGCGGCATTCATACGAATGTGGCCCGTGGTACAGGCTCCCGACCCGGCAGGCTGCCACACGCTGGAAACACAGGCGTCAGTGATGTAATACCAGCCGGGAGCCCAGTGTGTGCCAGACTTCACAAATATCCAGTGCAGTGCATCGGCCTGAACGAAAGTGATGGACGCTGACGAGCAATCGGGTGTATTCCCGGTCGCCGTGGTACAGGCTAGGTCTGTCAGGAAGTTGGCGTTGCCCCAATCGAATCCCCCGCCATTTACATCCGCTGCCGTCGCTGAGGCGTTGAGTTCCCAGTTCACAAGGTTCTGGGTCAGATTCACGGCGAAGCACGGCGAAGCAAGCAGGAGGCAGGCCAGAATGAGAGCCTTCAGTTTATTTTTCATGGGTTTTCCCCCCAACTCGCTTTCCCCAAATACGGGTTACCTCGTAATGGCAAATCCCCGCAGTAGCGGCGATAATAATAAGTTCAAATATGACGAACAAAATTTGTATCATCAGTATGTCCTGTCACACTCAATCAAGTCCTGCGCCCACGTCGCCCCACCCGAGGGGACAATGTGAACCGCCACAATGTCGTTCGCTACCACCCCAGTGTGGGTGGAAAAATCCGAGACATCGGTACTATGAGACGCGGTCTGACCGGTGATGGTAAGACCCGATGTACTGATATTCTGAGTCACTGTTGGCAAAGCTGTCCCAGTTGCTATCTTCCACACCGTGAACGTCGCAGCGCCTTGGTCGATAAGCAGGTTGACGGCGGAAATCGTGCAAGTGTGCGGAATGGTGATGTACGCTGTGCCAGTGGAAAGCGCCGATCCGCCACCGTCGAAGGTCGCACCAAAGCCGGACATTCCCACAGACGCAGCCGCCACCATTGATTCCGTGCTGACCGGCAGCACCGTGGCGATATTCACCGTGGCGCTGTTGCCGTGGCCACCCGTGATGGCCTGCCCTGCACCAGTTGAGCACGCCGAAGTGCCGGGGTTCACTGCCGCCACCGCGATTGCTGTGATTCCGCCTGTGCCAGAGCCACTATTCACTTGTGTGATGGTTCCAGTCGCTCCACACCCTGTCACGGTGAACAAAACCCCAACGTCAGCTTGCGTAAAGGCTGCACCAATTGCCGTGGGTGTGGGATTGAACGTCGCCGCGCCATTGACTCCGGCGCTCCATACTGGAAATGATATGACGCTGGGGGCCACACCTGCCAGCACCCGGTTATGCCCGGTTATCGAGGCGGGGGGCTGAAACTGGATAATGCTCGCTATCGGAGCGTGAAATCCGCTTGCGCCTGCGGTGAAGCTGAAGCTGGAGTTGAAGCCGTCGTTGCTCACAAGAGAGCCTACGTCAAGCTCGCCTGTTACGATGGTCTTGCCTCCAGTCCCCGGCGTGAAGGTAACGTTGCTGGTGCCTCCCGCTGTGATCCCTGCGGCACCAGCAAAGGTTAGCGTCGACAGGTTGATCGCCGTGGGGTTGGTAAGCGTCGAGAGGTTGCCGGCCACTCCCCCGCCCGCGCCCCCTCCGGTGTGAGTCTGTCCAAGCGCCAACGCAGCGGAGAGAGCCACCGCAACAAAAAAATATGCAATTTTCCTCATTGGCTCCCCCCTCAAGTGGAGATAAACGATGGCAGGATCTTGTCGCTCTGAGTCCCGACAACCCAGAAGTCCGAACTCTTCATCGGATTCGCTCCGAAGACGTTGCCACAGGAGAATTCCTCGGGTTGGACTCCCGCGACGGTAGGCTCCAAAATCGCTATCAGCGCTGCGCCCGTCGATAGGCTCGCCGTGCGCCCCGTGCCGATGCCGATTATAGCTGTGTTGGCCTCACCGCATTGCACGTAGGGTGCAGTCATGGACTCGTGGAGAATGACCCAAGCGCCAGCAGCATGCGAATGGAGGATCTTGTCGACGGTTACATTGTTCGTCGAGATGCCCACGATCAAGGAGATTTCCAGTAACGTCCCGTCGGTCTCGACGATCATGAGCCGGTCGCCCTTCTTGAATTTCGCAGCACTCGTGAAGGGCAGGACCGGCCCAGGAAGGGGTTGGCCAAAGCCGTCCGTCGCTGCGATGACGGCCGAGGCAAGGGTTGACGAGAAAATAGGCTGTGGCGTGTCGGTGGCGGCGATTGTGAGATACCCCCATGTTCGTATTGCCATACTTGCCTCCAGTGCAGGACTGCACTAAACCAGCTTCACACCGTAGTCGTGTGTTTCACAAAACGCCGTTAGTATAGTCCACGGCCACTCCGCAGAGTTGATACGTTGCCAAAGAAGCGGTCGTATGGTTGATGACCAATTCTGCCGTGTACCGTGTGAGGTCGCTATTCGCGACGAAGGGTGTTCCGAAGGTCGTCAATTCCGAGTAGCACTGGCCAGTCGTGGTCACAGCACCCGGTGTGCTATGGCTGGTACCAACGGTGGTTGTAAGCGCCCCACCAACCGTCGTCAGTGTGGCTGCCGCCGCTCCAGCAGCGGCACTATAAACTACCTGCGAGAAGGTTGGACCGGCAATGCTGTTCGGAGTTGCGGCACCTTGATAGCCGTAGAACATTCTGACGCCGGTGATGGTGATTCCCTTTGTCGAGGTTGTGCGGCTCGGTGGCGAGATGTCGCAGTCGATTGTCACCGCACTTGCGGCACCAGAAGTTGTAACTCCGAGCACCATGTTGTTTGCAGCCACGTACTGGATGCCCGGGTTTTGACCAACCGTCGAGGCCGCAGCCAGAGCGCCGGTCGTCAACTGCATACCGCAAGCCTGTAACGGCACCCAGTAGTAGCCATCCGTCGGAGAGGTTGAAGCGTCGGCCTTGATGCTGCCACTCCCCATTTTCTGGAGCAAGCCAGCGGCGGTCATCTGGACGCCGTTGGCGGTTCCCACTGCCGTTATTTGAATCGGGAGAGCCGTCGAACTGCCCGCCGTGTGGATGTTGACCAGCGGGCCGGTGTTCGTATTGGAAGTTGTATCTAGAATGTTAATCTGAGAATTCGAAGGCGAACCAGTCTGCGCTGCGGCGGTAATCTTGAGGTCGTTGGCAAGTGAGGCCGCACCATGCGACAGGTTCAAGAGGTAGCCAGTTCCGGTATTGGCCGCACCGTCGGAGAGCGTCAGCAGGTTGCTCGTCGAAGTTGCGGTGCCCATGCTGAAGGTGATGGCGTCAGCCGCCCCCGCCGGATTCGTATGAGAAATCGCCGTGGTGTAAATCGTGTTGGCGATGCTCTGAGCAGCGCCAGCCGCCGTTACGTCGTTCCACCGGGGAGCGATTTTACCGGTGCTGATCGGCGAGAGCACACCAGCCGCGCTCATTTGAACGCCGACAGTGCTTCCTTGCGCGGTGATTCGCACAGGGAGCGCTGTCGAATTCCCAACGGTATGAACGTCAAGCAGCGGACCAGTCGTGGTGTTTCCAGTAGTATCGACCACGCTGAACACACTGTTCGCCGGAGTGCCCGACTGTGCCGTGCCAGTGAAGAGGAACTCGTTCGTCAGATTGGTTCCCGGCGAAGCCATGGTGATTGCGCCCAAGCCTGTAACGCCCAGAACCGTGCTTGCTCCTGACTTGAGGGCAACCGCCCCAGACGTTCCGGTTCCGCCGGTTCCAGCCGCGCCCGACCCGAGGGTCAACGCTCCACCAGTCCCGCCTGTGGTCGAACCGTTTCCACCAGGGCCAGCTGTCATCGTCAACGCTCCACCGACTCCGCCGTTGACAGTTCCACCACCAGTGCCACCCAAGAGTTTAATCAGACCACCGTTTCCGCCGAGTGACCCGACGCCCGCCGCAGCGCCGCCGTTTCCGGTGATTAAGTCGCCCTCACCACCGTTTCCGCCGGTGCCCGTCGCGGCACCCGCGCCGCCAGTCCCCGTGGTTTTGGTAATGGTTCCACCGTTACTACCAGGGGTTCCAGCTACGGTCGATACTCCACCATTGCCAGCCGTCAGAGTAACGCAAGCTGGAGCATTTGCTGGAGCCGCAGCACTAGCCTGATTGCCGCAGACCACTTGGAATCCACCCAGCGCCGAACCGGCTGTAGTAATGACCTTTTCGAGGTAGCCGGTTCCAGTGTTGAGTGTCGTGTCGGTCAGCGTAAACGGGTTCGTCGAGGCCCCCGTCGCAGCGCCCCAAGTCCACGCATTGGTGTAGTTCGCAAACGCGAAGGTGCTGTTGGCAGCCGCCGTCCCGCTCATCGAAGCGCCCGTCAGAAGCGGAGCCGCAGCCTGCAAGATCGTCGAAAGGCTCGACGTAGAGGCCGTGACATTGATGAGGGTCGTAAAACACTGGCCGTTGACAGCGCAAATCTTTACCTGCCAGCGCGACCCTCCACCCAGGATGTCGGTATTGCCCAGCGTCACGCCGCTGAAGGCACCAGAGCCGTTCAGCGCTCCAGCCACCCGGGCAACACTTTCACCAGTCCCGATGTTGACCCCACCCGGCCCACCGATGAAGGTAAATTCGTAGGTTCCGTTTGCGTACGCTGCTCCTGCGGGGTCGGTAATTGTGCCCGAAATAGACGAAACTGCGAGAGAAGTGGATGGAAACGAAACTAATAGGATTGACAGCAATCCAAGTAGCGTGATAATCTTTTTCATGATCTTACCTCCGAGGTGAAATTGCCATGGAAATCAAACCCTGTGAATGGTGCAAAAAAGAGTTTCGTGCAGGCCCAAGGAAAAATGGAGTGGCGAGATTCTGTTCCATCGCCTGCTCCTATGCCCATCGGATGTCGAATAGAGTCACCAAGTCCTGCTCTTTCTGTGGTCGCTCCTACACGGTCAGCCCTCTTCGAGCGACAGTCTCGATCTGCTGCTCCAAGTCTTGTTACAAGAAACTTGTATGGTCCATAGACGTAATCTGCTCGCAGTGTGGTTCCCACTTCAGGCGCCGGAAGGATAGTTCCGCTCTGCACGGCGGATCTCCTAGCATCTGCAGAAAATGCGTTAGTTCTAAAAAGGACAGGGCTTGCCGACCCCAAAAGACTGGGGGAGACATCACATGCCCAATCTGCGGAAACTCCTTCCATGTCCCTGCTTGCCAACTCGAAACTAGGAAGTGGTGCAGTCGTAAGTGTACGGACATCGCGAGACGAGCAGCCAGCACTCTGAGTATCAAACGCACCTGCAAGCATTGTGGCATCATTTATCGTAGGCAGGTTCAGCCAGGACGCACTTCGAATTTTTGTTCCAATGAATGCAAGGGATCTTGGGCTTCCAAGCAGTTTAGAACTTATGTCTGCCAAGTTTGCGGAAATCCATACGAGTCTGCCACTATAAGTAAAAGCACGACGAAGTACTGCTCCAATCGCTGTTCCCAACGATCCAGAGGCGGCAGAAGAAAAAACGGATACAGGGACACCATGAAGCAGGCTGGGCGGCTTGAATGCTGTGAAATCTGCGGATGGAGAGAGCATCCCGAAGTTCTCCAAGTTGACCACAAGGATGGAGTCCCCTGGAATAACGAACGCTCCAACCTTCAAGTTCTTTGCCCTAACTGCCACGCTTGGGAGACATACCAGCGCCGCGAGGCAAAGCGCAAAGCGAATTTGGCGAAGCCTAGTCATTAGAATTTCTGCAGCACCAGCGACGCGTCAACGTGACTTTGACGATACCGGGCGCTCTCTAACTCCGCAAACGCGAAGTTACGGTAGCTTCGCGCCCATGTCAGCGACCGCAGCGACACTTGCTCGTCGCGGTTAATCATGTCGAACACCGCGTCCTCAAATTTCCGCTCATGCACGTTGGCCTGCACGGGATTCGCCGGGTTAGGGTTCGTCTGCGTTCCGGGCCAACTGCACAGGTCGGCAAGCGCCCCTTCGAACAACGCGCGCCCGCGGATAAACCCCGGCAGGGGGTCGCCATCGTTCGCAAGGCTCGGCGTCTTCCTCTTGTACACATAAGGATAAGGTTGCGCGGTGCTCGCCCTGGGCCAAGTCTCAAAGAACGGTTGCGACTGCGAATCGTTTTCCTGTCCGTAGCAGTCCGTCACACTGTCGGGAATCATGGCGAGGTACTGGTCGTTGAACCCCAGGGGCACCATGCGCGTCGGCGGGGAGACCGTCGAACGCTGCGGGTCGTCGTTATCCATCTCTTCGATGGACACGTTCAGCCGGAACTGCCAGTTGTTTTGGCGATCAACGATGGCAATCATCTTCTCGAAGTCGGGCTGCTCCGACATGAAGTAAACCATGCTGATTTGGCACGGCACGTTCGACGCTGAGGTCTCGACGCAAATTCGGTCGAGAGTGACCGTCGTCGCGTCGGCATCCACGACCATGTAGTACGGAATCTGCCCGTTGATCATTACTTCCCAACCCACGATCCTCTTGTCGCCTGGAAGCACACCCGCGCCGAAGGTCAAAACGTTCGAACCTGCGACGATGGTCGCGTTGCCGGTAATCGGTGCCTTGACGTTCCAGCAGCCATGGCCCCACTGAAAACTCCACATGCGACGGTCGAGAATCTGCTCGTAGCGCTGGCGTACCCATGTCCTGCAAAGCGTCGCCGGGACCCTTCTGTTGTATTGCAGTACGGAGCGCCAAACGCTCAGAAACGTCTCAGCCATTTAGATCCTCGAATACGGAAAATTCCCCTTAATCCGGGCCGCGAGAAACCCCCCTTTGGACGATGCCCCCAGGAACTCTTCCCACGTGCCCTGCTCGACGCCGTCATACACATACGTACCATTGTCGAATTTCACGTACAGCCGCTCGGTCTCAGCGTCGTACCCGATGGCACGAACATGAGAACTGACGACGGGCTGCATTTCGACGGACATCGTACTTCCTCAATAAAAAGGCCCTGGCCGACCTTAATCGGCCAGCCAGGGCTCAGCGACTCCAGGCAGCGACGAACTTAAATCGGCATCAAGGGACTCTGAATCCAGCCGCTTCCCAATCCACCGCCGACGGCGGCGATGGTGGTGACGAACACGCATGCAAACGCAGCCTTTACGATCCCCAGGTCGGTTCCCGCTGCGACCCTGATGAACACGTTGATCGTCGGAAGATTCGCAGCCACATTCGACAGAACCAGTATGTCCCCCGCCACGGTGCTTGCTGGCATCAAGATCTTGTCGGAGAAACCGCCAGACTGGATGAAGATGAAATCTCCCGCCGCCGCCGGGATCGTCGCTCCCATAGTGATTCCCGCGAACGAGAACAGTGTCGAGCAGGAAGCCACCAAGTAGGTCGCCGCGTCGGCGACGATGGGGCTGACGATAGTCCGTGTCTGATCGGTGTAGTACACCGGAGCCCCTTGGTAATAAGCTGGTGTGGTGCTGGGGTTCCACTCGACGTACTTGATGATTCTCGGCCGCCCGGAGGAATCCGCGTAGATGTAGATGCCCCCCAACGGGAAGTTTTTCTGCTTCGCGTCGTCAACCAGAGTGAAGTCGCCCTGACCCGTGTTCAGAACCGGGGTCTGCATGATCAGGCTTCCGTAAGTTTTGGTACTCATTTCGATCCCTCCATCGAGCTTAAATCAGGCCCAGAGGACCTTCAATCCAGCCACTCCCCAGCCCTGCCCCACCACCGACGACGGCGGTAGTCACATAAATAACCGCGAACAATGCCTTGAGCAATGTCAGGTCGGTGGCCCCGCCAAGTCTGGTCCACACGTTGTCCGTGGGTGCCGTCCCAACTGCGTTCGTCAGGACCAGGATGTCACCAGCCGTGGTTGCCGCCGGCATCTTGATCTTGTCGCAGAACCCCTGCGACTGGATGAACACGAAGTCGCCGGTCGTCGGAACGGTTGGATTCAAAATAATCCCGGCAAACGAGAATAGCGCGGAACAAGTGTTCACGAGGTACGTCGCGGCCTCAGTAACCTCGTTGGTGATGACGCTGCGCGCCCCATCCTTGTAATAGACTGGACCGCCTTGGACGTAAGTCGCTGCGACTGTCGGATTCCATTGCGCATAGGTGATGGCCCGTGGCCGACCCGAAGCATCCGGGAAGACGTAGATCCCGCCCAGCGGGTAATTCTTCTGCGTCGCATCATCGACGAGGGTGAAATCCCCCCCACCGGTGTTGAAAACGGGCGTCGCCATAATCAGCGACCCGAAGTACTTGGTGGACATTTTAGTCCCTCCGTCAAACTTACTGCCGCAGTGCAGCCCTGCACTGCGGCCCCTACTGAACGCCCACGACCTACGAGAAGGAGATCGTGACCATGTAGAACCCGGTGCGCGGGTTCGGGTACACGATGTTCCCCGCATAGAGGAACTGGCCGGCGTAATCGATCGTCCCCTGGTCTTCCTTGAACCCTGTGAACCCGAATTGGAACAGGGGGTTCGTCGAGATGTAGAACATAAAGTAGTCGGAGCAAATGCCGAGCAGCGCTCCGGCAGGCGCGTAGTTGTCGGGGACAACCAAGGCGCCCATGTACTCGATGCCCTTGAGGCCAGCCTTCGCCATGTCGGTGTCTTCGCGCAGGAACCGCTGATTGCCCTGCAAGAGGTCTTGGATGACCATGCAGGTCAGCGGCGTCCCGACGATCAGGTCAACGCGATCCGGGGTGAAGGTAGTCGTCGCGATGGCCCTGTTGAGGTCGGTGAGCAGCATCGTGCCGCCGACGGCCTTGTAGTAGCCGTTGCCACCACCCACGACGCCCGTCGTCCCGATATCCGTGCGCGTGATTCCGCCGACTGTGGTGACGTTGTTCCCGTCGTCAACCCACTGCGCGAACCCGTCGAGCGAGAGCGTGTCGGAATCCTGCCCGAGGTTCGTGATGACGTTGGCGTTCGACAAGCCAGCGAGGAAGCTGTCGACGGCGAGCATTTCGCCCATCTTCGCCGAAGCGTTCGACATCTTGAGTTCGACTTGGCTTAACGCCGCCTCGTTGCCCATGTTCAACACGCCGTCCGTCCCGAGCAACACGACGCTCACCATATAGAACTTGATATTCACTTGGTAAGCGGTTTCCGTGTTCACCCACGCCGTGCTGAAGCGGCTGCCGGGTCCAAACGAAGAACCCAACAGCTTGAAGGGGACAATGGGCTGCTGAATGAACTTGCCACCTTCAAAGCGGAAGTTGTTCTTCGTCATCGCCCGAATGAAGAGGGGGGACTTCATATAGACTACGTTGAACGCCTTCGGGACGATGTAGGCGTTCGTGTAAGCGGATAAAGAAGTTAACGACAGTACCATGATAATAACAGCCCCAAGCGCTATTAGCGCGATGAAGCCGCCTCCTTTTTTCATCCGGGCCGGTTCTTATCCGAACTCCGGGAAATCCAAAAAGCTCTCTATGGCTGCGTCTTGCCAGCCGCCTTGTCGGTGGCGATCTGCGCAGCAACAGCGTGCGCCAACTTGAACCCGCCGCGAGGTCCGAGTTGGTAGTCTTCCTTGATGTCCGACATAGCGACGGGCTTCGGGGGCTCCCCTGGGCGCGATGAGAAGCCATGCGTTCCGCCCATATCGACAGGCAGACTTCGAAGAGCCGCTTCGGAACTTTCGCGTGTGAGTTTCTCCGTCGTATCCTTCGTGCCCTTCAGGACTCCCTGATCGAAGGCTTCCGCCTTGACCTTGTTGACGTAGTCCTCGCGCGTGAAGGCCTCGTAGGCGTGGTCCACGTCGGAGAACTTCTGATCTTCGATGAACTTCCCGAAGGCCTTCCGGTCCATGTCCTTGCCGAAATCCTTGCGATACTTGTCTTGGACGGCCATCATGCGCTCGACCATTGGGAGCCCTTGGGTGTAAACCCGGGCCTGCACGCCAGCGGCGGCGGTCGTTGCGGCCTCAGTAGCAAGTCTCGTCGCCTCAGCGGCGGTGACGTACCCCTTGGCCTTCAGGTTCTCTTCCACTCTCGCCAACATCTGCTCGGGTGTCATCTCGTCCAAGGGTGTCTCTTCTTCCTTCGCGCCTTTGGCGGGCTTGCCAGCCTTCGCTTCGGCGAGCAATCGGTTCGCTTCTTCGAGATCCTGCTCGAGTTTTGGCAGCGCATCGTGCGCCGCCTTGAACTCGGGGTAGCCTTTGGGGTCACGGTACCATACGTTGTACGTCTCCCCGTCGGCAGCGAGCCGCTCGATCCCTTCGATCCCCTTCTTGAAGTCAGGGTTCTTTTCGAGAACCTTTACGATGGCGTCGCGCTCTTGCGCGTCGCTGATGGTTTTCAAAACGTCGTCGAATCTGCCCATAGTCGTTTCTCCTTTATGCCCCCGGCAGATAGCCTCCAGCGGGCGCCGCCGATTGCGACGGAGGTGGTAGGACTTCTCCCGGTGTTGGCGGTGGGGCCGGCGTCGCCGTCCCTTGGTCCTCTGGACCGAGAATGTCGCTCGTCAGTTGAGCGAGCATTGGAATCATCTGCTTTAGGGTTTCGAGTGCCGCAGGTTTCGCCTTGGATTTGGCGAGTGCCTCGGCGAGCTTGCGAACGTCCGCGCCAATTTTCGCGACGATAGCCTGCGGATTGTCGGTGGGTTCCTGCGTCGCGCCCATGGCGGGCATCGGGCCTTGCTGAGCCCTGAGATTGGGCGGAAGCGGCGGAGTTTGGACGTTCGGAGGTGCTGACATTTACGCCTTTTGATGCGATGGCGGCCATGCTACCGGCCGGTTACCTTTGGTCGGACTCGGCGAGCCGATAGGTGATGCCGTCCCGGCGTGGGCTATGTCGTTCGAGCCCTTCTTCGGCTGGCCAGCTTGGCCCAGCCTTTCCTTGGCTCTGGGATTCACGGTCGTTGTGGCCTCTTTCTCCATCCCAGGTCCAAACTTTTTGTTCGCTTGCGGGGAGACGCTCTTGCTGTGTGAAACCAGCGTCGCGCAATCCCAACCATCTTTGCCGATTGCCATCTGAGTGCTCCTCGTGCAGGACTGCACTGAATGAAGTGAAGAGGGGGAACTACTCGCCGCTCCCCCTCCCCGTTTGACTCGGTCCTCCGAGGACATCACGGCGTTAGCCGGACATCAGGGGAGGAGAGTTTTAGCGCTTTCCCTTTCTCCCGCCGTGGCGCTTTTTGCGGTTTCTCTCGAACATGGTGGTTTCCTCCTTCCTTAGTATCTCCAGAGCCCTTTCGACGCCTTCGTCCGTTCCGCGTCCTTTCGTTCTCTGGATGCTCATCGTCGTGACCGTCGCTTTTTGCGACCCTTCCGACGCTTGGCACTGTACGCCACCGCTAATGCTGATCGGCGGCAAACTTCAAAACTCTTTCCCTTGATATTCCCGAAGCCACCGCGCTTGCAGCGATGAAGCAACTCGGGAATATCCTTCTTCGTGTCACCGCTGAGCGGCACGTCGTCCTCGCGACTTCTTCACGCGCTTGCCAGCGCCCATCCCCACGCCGAGACTCTTGTTCAGGCTGTCGGCGTGCTTCCGCACCGCCTTGAAACGATGTTTGTCTCGGGTGATCTCGTGAGCCTTCACGAGTGTTCTGGCGTCCTCTATCGGGCAATGGACTTCTGCGGGCTTCGAGGGTTCGTCCACTTTTTCCTCTTGGGCCAAAAAGAAAAGGCGCCCAAAGCCTTTTCAGCTTTGAGCGCCTTCTCGTCGACTCAAGAGGTGACGAAAGACCCCCGCTTAATCCAGACTGAACCCTACTCTCGGAACAGACCCTTTGTCAAGAACAAAATTTTGCCGATCTTCTCAACCCGCTTATGTGCGTTCCGCATAATGCCTCAAAATCCGCACTGGCGTGTTGTTTAGCTTCACGTCCACAATCCGTCCGCCAGCGATGTGAATTATCACTTGGCCGTCCGCTTTGAAGCAGTTCCCAATCATCGCGTCGAGCGCCTCGAAGAGGTCTGGATGAATTTCCAGCGATTTTCCGTCCAGCGTCAAGACTCCGTAGGGCCGGTTGTCTGGAGTATATTTGAACGCTGTTGCCGTTGCTGAGGGTTTATCCATGTGCTGGTTGTCTCCCCCCGCCACCTCTTGGAGGCTTGGGCTGCGGGAGTTCGGCCATCTCTGCGATGATCCGGTTTTTCTCTTCGCTCCACGGTGGCACGGGGTAGCCTGCGTCGCTGAGGAATTTGTATAAGGTCTCCGTGGACATCCGGTTGCGTGCGTTCATGGTGTTCGCCATCGATGCCATGGCTTGGCGCTGAGCCGGAAGCGCGGTCCCCGTCGATACCATCTGCCGGAAGTTTTTCACGAATTCCCGCCCGCGGCGGAACGGTTCTGGGTCATTCTGTGCGCTCTTGAGTTCGACGTAGCTATCTGGGTCCCAATCCATGTTCTGCCACGTCACTCCGTCGTTACCCAGGAACGCGAACGCCTGCTTGCGGTTCGTGAATTGCAGGATGTCGGAAACCTGCATTTTCCCGATGTGCTTCATGTGGACTTCGACGTGGCGAGCCATGAGCCGGAAAATCGACTGCCGGATGTTCTGAATCTGCTCGATAGTCCCTTCGGACGGAATCTGCTTCTTGTTCGTCAACTGCCCGCTGTCAACCATGCCAGCCTGCTCGTAGAAGAAGCGGGTCAACATTTGGATGGCCTGGGGGATGATGCCGACTGCGGTGGGATCGACGCGCTCGAACTTCATCGCCTCGGCGATGCCTCCGCTTACGCTCAGGAGCATGATCTTCGCTCCAGGCATTCCGGGAAAGTATTCTTCCCACGCTTCGTCGGTCATCGTCCTCGGCTTGACGATCAAGGTCGGATTGAGAATCTGCTTGAGGTAGTCCTGTAAGTCGGCGAGCAATTGATTGATGGCGGAGTTGAGCGGGTAGATGTCCTTGAGTACGCTGAGGCCAGAGAACATCCAGACGACCGGCTGGAGCCGTAGAGGGTCATAAGGGTACATGCCGTGCCAGTGGAAGTTTGGGCCATCGTAGATGGGGATGTCGCACTCTTCGCCAGCCGTGCAAATCAACCGGCCATAAGGGTAAACCGGATGACCGGGCAATACAGTGTAAGTGAAGTTCCCCCAACCAACTCGAATCGGATGTTTTCCCTGATTGATGCGGTCGTCCTGGAACCAGAACTCGCGGGCGCGCGCCATCGGGATGCGGCCAGACTCGATGATGCTCGCCCCCTTCTCCGAATCAATCGTCGAGGCGATGACGTTCCTGAGTCCTGGATTCATGTTGTTCCAAGTGTACTCGGGAATGTAGAACGGTCGCGACGCGAACGAGCGATGCCACCCCGTGGCCTCGGGCTTGATAGCTCGGGCCAAAATCGAGAACTTGTCGTAGAACCATGAGAGCGGTTTCCAGCATTCGTAGATGACTCCCGCGCTTTGCTGGAAATCGTTTCGCGAGGGGAGGATGGGAATAACTTGGTCAGAGCCCAAAGACAGGAACGCGGGGTGCTGTTCCTTCGTGTTCATGCCGACTTTGGTGTACCCGATTCCGAAGGAAGCATGTTGAACGCTTTCCATCATGGTGATGTCGCCGTCCTGGTCGAGCCAGTTCGACGCCGAAAGTTTGGTGATATTCTGTGCGATGCTCTTGTAGTTTTCGTTTTCGGAGTGGACGTAAGTGTTGAGCCGGATGTCGCTGATGATCGACTGGAGTTCTTTCCAGTAGCGCAGGGAGAGGTTGAAAACGGGCTTCGCACGGTACGACGGCCGGCCTTGGGGCCAGTGGTTTCCGCTGAGAACCTGAATCCACTTCGGAATGTCCTGAAGTTCAGGGTCTTCGCCCTGAGATTGTGCCGAGGCATGATGAACGTTGCGGCACCATTCCGAGGTTTCGCTGTCGTAATACTTCTGGTAGATGACGGCACCGCTTTCATCGCGGACAAATGGTGGCGGCGTGCCGTACTCCCGGCCCATGACTTCCGCTACCTTCGGCGGTTCCTTCACACGTTCTTCAAGCCTTGCTTGGAGTGTCCCCATGATTGTTCCTCAGTGCAAACCTATACGTAACGGCTGCCGAAACGTGGAAAACCGACCGCGTAACGAATCCGAGTTTTTCCCTCTTGCTCAATTCTCTCGTCGCGCGCCCATACGGCATAATGTTCAGGACTGAGTTTCCTCCAACCCAAGTATCCCTTCAACTCTGGATGAGTCAAAGGTGGTTCCCATAATCTGTCAGGACCGATTCCCTTTTCGTTGATATCGTCAATGAGTCGAATGATGGCTTCACGCATCTGTTCGCACGTTGAAGCCAAGCCAGCAGCGCTTTGGTCAATGGAAGAAACTCTGTCAACCCAAGTCCAGGAGCAATTCAAGTGAGCGCCGTCGAAGAACAAACCCCACGTCCCAGTGTTGCTGACGTAAAGGCGATGATCGCCTTCTTTGGGGTAGGCTAACCACTGGGCTTTCAGATCTGCTGTGTCCTGCCCTTTCTTCCATCCAGTCCAGGTTATTCGGTATCCCCTGTACTCGAATTCGTCGGGGGGTTCGATCTCTCGAATTGGCGAACAGGTGATTTTGCTGGCCCCCGCAAAAACCGAGCCTAGTCCGAGAATTGAAAGCATCCCTCTCCTATCCATATTCCCTCCTCATCGCTGCTCGGTGCAGGCCTGCACTACGCCTGCTTCTGTAGCCTTTCTTGAAGCGTTGGAACCCTTCTCCCATCGGGTCCCAACCCAAAATTCGGCGCCTTCACGGCGACTTGCTCAGTCTTTTCCTTCGTGAGCACCGCCACATCTTCTTTGAGCTTCTTGTACCGGGCCGGGAATCGCTTCCTCGCCTCAGCCTCGGCGGCCTGCTTCTCCCGTGGGTCCATCTTGGACTCTGGAGAATCGTTGTAGGGGTGGAAGACAAGGTGCTCTTCGCGCATCAGTTGGCGAAGTTGCGCGCGGTCACGAACGTATACTTCGGAACCGTCCTTGCGAATATTCCGGGTAAAAAACGGCTTGAACGGCTGGAAGCAAACGGTTGGAGTTTTCTTATCGAGAATCCCACGACAATCTGGACAACGCTGTGGAACTTCCGAAAGGGCTATCGTCGCGAAGAACTTATCATCCCTCTCGTACCCACAGTCTTTGCAAATTAGGTCCCAAACTGGCATCTGTCGCCCCACTTAGCTGTCGCTGTGAATATTCTTTATAATCGGGAAAAGTTCCCCGACCGTCACCATTAAGTCATACGGGTAGTTGTAGGGAATCCAGCCGGTCTCGCCAGCATCGGAAACTGCTCGCCTCGCAAGCCCCAGCATTTGGCCATTGCAACTTGTCGAGTCTGCGGTCGCCGACATCAATATCCCGAGTAACTCGATTCCCGTGGTCTTAACACGCTGGAGCACCAAGTCCCCTGCGTGGGCTTCAGAACCGTCTGCGTAATGCATTGTTTTCTCCTCTCTTGCTTTCAGAATCTCGGAATATCCCCCAATGGATCTACAGCATCGGGATCCGGGACTGCTTCTGGTTCTCCAATGCAGCCCTGCACCGGCGGAACAGGAAGAGCTTTTAGCGCCTTCCACTCAGCAACGATGCTTGCTACATTCCCGCCCGTCGAGGGAACCTCGCCAAGTGCCTTTTTGAGAGTCTCCCACTCTTTCGGACTGAAGAAGAGGGATTGCAGGTTCATGCGCTGATTGAAGTACCCCGACGCGAACGCCGCCTGGACGTAATTCCTCAGACATGCGTTGACCGTGATATTGTTCCCCGCCGCCACTCGCTTGATGGCCGCAGCGAGGTTTCCGTCGAGTTCGATGATGGCGGTCATTGGCCCCATGTTGAACCGCTTCTGAATCGCCTCGATGAGCGATGCCTCAGAGTTGAAACTCCGCACGTTCAGCAGATTGCTGATCGCCGTAATGCCTTCCGTTGTGAGTTCAATCCCAGCCTGCCAACCCGCTGTGAAGGTTTCAACGCACTTCTGGATGGCGTCCTTCACCGCCGCGCCGTTGAAGAGCTTGCGCAGGATAATCAGTTGTGACCGGGGAACCTCGACTTCGATTGTCTGGTAGGTTTCTTGCTCCATGACTTCCTCCTCGTCGCTGTGGGGATTCTACATCATAATTGGTCGAAAGGGGGAATGTTAAATCCTTTCTCCGCCTTGGGACCAGTAACCATCGCTATCAGCCGCTCCGCTTCGAGCGTTCCACTCTGCGGCTTTTTCTCTGCTCCCTGAATCAATGAGTTGCACTTCGGGCACCTTGCGTGACCGCCCTGGCTTGGGTCGTCAGTGTCAAACTTGTGACCTTTGACGCATGTGGCGATATAGTTTCCGCCCTCGCGACTTCGCGTGATTCCCGCCGGCAGGTTGAACCGGCCCGTCATCGGGTCGCGGTCATCCTCATGTGCAGCATAATTCGCACAGAGGCCGGCCATAATGCTGTTCGAAATTACAGTTCCGTTGGCAACGAAACTATGGTCTTCCTCAACGTTGAGATTGTAGACGGTTCCACAAAACGGGATTTCTTTTGTACTGTAGATTGTCCCAAACATTCTACCATCTACCAATTTAATAACGTCCGTTGAAATCCTTCTTAACGGGCTTAGTGGTCTTTTGCAGGCTAGTATTTCTGGCTCAATGAGAGACTTTATCTCTTTGGAAGTCCACGACGAAAAGTTAATCTTCCATTGCTTTTTGTGACCATTCTGTCCCGAGTAGCCAATGAGTGAGCAAGCCCAACCACAGCGCATGGCCATATTGAAAATCTGGAAGGCTGCCTCTGGGCTAATCGTAGCAGATTGGATAGCGCCTGATTCTCTACGAAAACAGCCATCTCCCAAGAGGTATCCGACAATCACCTCTTTTTGCTTTTCTGGGGGAAGAAGCGTCACCCAAGAGGGCAAACGCTTCCCTTCTCTTTTCCGAAATTCTCTAAAAAAATAGTTCAATGGGATCGAACTACACCAAACTTCTGAACCGTTTGCTGAGGTTTTAGACTCTCCAGCGTGTGCTCCGAGGCTCTTAATATAGCCAATCAGCCAGTTTCGGATTGGAAACTCCCTTCGATGCGATGCAAAGGCAATGCTACTGAGTCCCCGTGCGCCTTCGGCCAAATAATAGCCAATCATTCTGAGAAAATTCTTGTCAACAGGAACGAACCTCTTCATCTTATGCTGCGTTGGTATTTCCCGCATCGTCCCTTTAGCAAAAGCTGTCAACACTCCGTCGACTATGCGATAGCTCTCTGGCAACCCTTTGAAAAGGTCAACTCTCTCAGTTTCAATTTCTGCAGTTGCGGCGACAGAACAGGTCGCATACTTACCTTTCAAATTCAACTGCGACGACTCCCACGAAACCCAGTTCGGATCAGAATAGACTACCTTCTTCGTTTGCCTTCCCCTGGTATGGCGATTCCATCTCTTTTTTTTCGGTTGGTACTCGCAGGTTTTCCCCTTTTCGTAATAGATGAATTCCTTTTGCGAAAGCCAGAGTTTGTGTTCGGCTGTAACGAGAAGCGGTGGTCTTCCATAGGCCATAACTTCGATGAGTTTCTTGTCCTCAAAGCGGGAGCCTGTGTGGGTGACAGGCATAAATCTCCCCTTATGGGTTAGGACGAGTTCTCCGGCTCGTACTTCTTCTATCGGTTTTTGACCTGTCGAGGTAGTTACAAGCGTTCCCTCTGGAACGCAGTCGTCGAAGTGCCCTTCAAGTGCCTCTGCCTTGGCGTCATCGTCGTCCTTCTGAAAGAACGGAGCTTCCTCGAGGAAGTGCGTTGACCGGATCTCCCAAATCTGTCGGCGCAGCCAGCGAATCCCCCAAGTAATCATCGTTCGCCGCGTCTTGTAATTCGTCCACAGCCCAGCCTTATTGCTCTGAATTTTCGTGAAGCTGTCGAGATGCTTCCACCGATAGATGTTGCCGTAATTGAATTGATGAAGGAGCAGGCCGAGCGTTCCGTACCCAGGCCCGATGGCGTCAATCGCCATCATCGCTTCGTTGTACGCCTTCCCGACGAGGTAGCAGACGCGGGCGAACTCGTGACCGTCGATGTGCCCGTACCACTCAAACACTTGCTTGTCGGGAATCTTGAAGCCATATCCCATCTTGATAACGTGTATTACTGAGTAATCCCCTTCCTCTTCTCCCTCGGCGACATCGACGCCCGCTACATACCTCGCCCCTTCTTGCGGAGGCTCCCACATTTCCATTGGGTAGTCTTCCCCCAAGTGGTCGTCGTGGCAGATTTTGCAGTTCCGCTCGGCATGCCAGTTGAAGGCATCATCGAAGTAGCCCTTCTGACCCGGATGACAAGTCCGTTGGAGGTAGGCCATCACTTCGTCGGGGAAGACGATGATGCCCGATGCTTGAAACCCCTGTTCCGGCGTGATACTCATTTCCTGGTAGAAGTCGCGAAGTTCCTGCTTCCCCTGCGCGGCGGCGGTCTTCTTTTCTTCCTGATACCAGTAGAGTTGAGCGTCGTCGAGCAGGATCGGCGAATGATTCGGCGATCCACACTTCACACACGACTCGATTTCCCCCCAGCGCATCGGCAGCGGAGTTCCGCATTCGTCACACTGTGTCCATTCCAGGGAGTAGTTCTCACGAATGGCGATAGCCTCTTCGTCGGGCTCCCATGCTGGCGGCGGGTCGAGGCGCCGGTCCTTTTCGAAGAACGCTGGCACATAGAAGGGGAAGTACTCTGCGCTCAACCCCTGGCCGTCGAAGACGTGCCACATATTGTACCAGTAGCCCACCATGCCGCGAGGCTTCGACTCCATCGCGGCGAGGCACCCTGGCTTCTTCGCGAAGGCGTACTTCATGTCCTGAGAAATGATCTTTCGGGCGCGGTCGGAAGGCCAACTGCTTAATTCGCTGCCATGAAAAATATGTATGGGTTTCCCCTGACCAAATGCGGAAATCTTCGTGCAGCCGTTTGCGATGATCCAATTATTGAGCCCAGCCTTGAAGGAACGCTCATAGGGGTCCTTGTTCTCAAGAATCATAGCCTCTTTGAATTCTCGCGACTGCTCCATCGGCCGCATCCACCACGGCATGTGGTCCATGATGTAGAGCGAGATTTTCAGAAGGTGCTCAGCTTGGTCGGGATCCTGCGCGATGATCATCGAAATCTGGTTGGAAAAGAAAAGATTCTTCCAAGCGAGGATGGCCTCGACAACTGTGCTGATTCCTAATTGCCGTGCCTTATGCGTTATTATCCATGCAGGCTCTCCCTCTGCCCACATATTCTCGACGATGGAAAGGAAAAGTTCCTGTGCAGGCCAGAGATTGAAGAGGCAAGGAATTGAATCTTTGGTGTGTCCCAACCAGAAGTAGTTGTATGCGGCGTACCGGAAGTCGGCGCAGCACTTCCCAATCTCGGCGTCGATCCACTCAAGCTCCGACGAAGACAGCGCTTCCCACGGGTCAGCATCCTTGTCCTCGTAGAGGACCTGTTCCCGAAGATGGTTGAGTTCCTCAACCGCTGTGGCTATGTCAGACTCTTGATAAACCTGTACGAGTGCCATCCGGCCCGCTACTCTTCGTCGCTGCCTTCCACGGTTTCTGCGTCAATTACTGCGGTCGCTGCCGGAGTCGCTGAGTCAATCTTGGCGCGGTTCTTGCGCACCAATTCTTCGAAGAATGCAACACGGTGGTCGGCGTTCGGCCTCTTCTCGGGCGTTCCGCCGGGAATGTTGAACTGCTGCTGTAATGTCAACCCCTTACCCTTCGGGGCAAGGTCGAATACCTGCGTCGAGAGTTTGATCATTTCGGGGTCTTCACGTTCGACGCCTTCCAACATCTTCTGCACGATGAGCGGCACTCCGATTGGTGCAAAGCGTTCCTTCACGCTTCGCACGAAGTCGGGGAAGCTCTTGAACTCGATCTTGACGAGAGCCGTCGAAAGGCTCTTGAGGGCTCGCGTCGTGGCGCTGGCCTTCGATGGCTTGCCTGGAGCTACCTTGTACGCCACCTGTTCTTCGATGAGTTCAGGAAACCGCAGGACCTCGTCGGGGGGCTTGCCGCGGCGAACCGCGTCGCGAGTCAGCCGAATCGACTGCCCAATCATCTGCACGCTGATTCGCGGGAACTCGGAGCGGATTTCACCGATCGTCTTTCCGTCGAACGCCAAGCAGGCAACTTTAACGTGGCGGTCTTCGGGCGGCGGAAGGTTGGGAGCATCGCGTTCGCGGAGGATCTTCGTGCAGAATGGCTGTATCGGCATGGGTCACCACGGCAGGCCTGCACTACCACTATCGTCGGTCGTCAAAGTCTTCGCAGCCGGCGAAAGATAGAACGGCGAGACTGGCGCCTTTACCTCTGGCTTCGAAGGCACGATGAACTTGAAGTCGTGGGTAAACTCGAACTTCGGCAGGCAGTTTGAGCAATTCCCATCGAATCCTTTGCGTTGGCGCTTCTCGCGGTTGAATCGTTCGATGTAGGCTTTCTCTTCTTTGGTTTGTTGGGCAATCTCCTCTTTCGTGGGTTCAGATTGATTTCCGCCTATCGTTGTTATATACCGCAAAGCGAGGTTGCCGCTCGACAGCGTTCCTGACGAAGAGATGTTAATCCCAGTGTCCGTTTCTCCCACATAGTGCTTATCCGATGCCTCGGGGTCTGTGGGCTCGACGATGAGGTACTTGAGGGCGATGTGCTTTTGGGTATCGGCCCAATCCTTTTGGGCCTGCTGCAACTTGTCGTAGGTGGCCTTCGCCTTCATCGCGTCGTCTGGCTTGAGTGAAACCACGTAGGCTTCCTGCCCGAAGCCGACCAGCGAGAAAAGCAATCCAAACAATAGTCCTAAAATCAGGTTTTTCATATTCACCTCACTGCTGGATCAGAGATTCTGGGTCAAGCCGCTCTTGAAGCGACAGCACCCTGCTTCCGTCAGGGGCACTTTGCAGGTCCACGTTCGCCCGCATCCCACCCGGCGATGCGACGTTCCGCAGCATACCAGGATGGCCGCAAGCTCCCGTCGTGTCACCACATTGAGTCCCCACATCGTTGATTGGGTAAGTGCAGATCGTGCGGAGCCTCGACCTCGCTTCGTTGAGCTTCACTGGAGCCACGACGCGGGTCGGGTGCGGGTTTCTGGACTTCAGCGTGGCCTCAACGGATGCCTTCACGCCCTCGACGAACTCCTTCTCGTCGGGCAGGGTCGGCTCGCAGAACAGAAGCTTCTCGACGTGGTACGGGTTCGGCGCCCTCTCTTTATCGACGATCGGTTGGCCATCAGTGTAAACCACCTTGATGAACGCGGCGTCCTGATTCCTTCCCTTGGTGACCGTTCCCGCAAGCACTTCGCCAGTATCGAGTCTCAGGGCCTTCGGGAACTTCGCCACGGCATGGGCATAGAGTTCCTCGACATCTACTGGGGGGCCAGTGGGCACGATGATCCGTTGAGCCTTCGGCGGAGGTTTGGGCTTTACGGCCTCTATTTCCTCGGCGGTCGGAGCCACGATGAGGGACTTCGCTGCTGGAGTCGCCTCGCCTTGCTGTGGCTCCGACCCGTCCACCGAGACTATGCCCACGGCGACGAAGCCGCAAACGGGGCAGGAGAATTTGACCGAGGCATCGTTGCCAGAAAGTAGTGTCAACTTCTTTTCAAGAACTGTTGTCTCGCCGAGCGCCAGGCATTGAACGCATTCGCGAACTCCCGATACTTCAGTCCAGCGATAGTGCAGCATTATTCCGGCTCCTGGTTAACTGGGTCGTTTGCCATCGCCTTCTTTGCGAAGAAGCAGGCCGACTCCAGATGTGTTTTCGTAATCGCAAGTTCCCGACCTTCGGGAACATATGATTTCAGTTTCTTCAAAGTGTCGTTGAACAAGAAGGCGATTTCGTGTGCCTTCTTCAAACCCAATTCGTTCAATTTGTGAACTTCGAATAGTGGATCCAATTTGCCTCCTTTCTCCTCGATATAGTTCTATTTTTAACCGAGGTACGGAAACCGTCAGTGCAGTCCTGCACTAAACCGTCCCAACATTCTTCCCAAAATCCTTTACGTCAACTCCCCCAAGCGTTGTGGATTCTTTTCGCCGTTGCTCCATTTCCATTTCGTCCCCCTCGGTGGCGGGAGCGACGGACGCGCTGCGACGAACCCTTGGTGTCGGACTTCCGGCAGAAGGCGGACGCACGAGCATCCCTTCAAACTCTTCGACGGTCCCCGTAAGGTCCGTCACCGCCTTGATGTGTTGCCGCATGAGCCTGACTTCACCCTCTTGGAATTCCTTGAGTTCCGTCGAGACCTTGATGAGGTTGGCTGTGGCCGCCGGCAGTTGCTTCACCGGATCGACAAGGGCCGCGACGGACTCCGAGATGATGCGGTTGATTTTGACGAGCGCCCAGACCTGCCAAAGTAGAAGACCTCCGACGCAAAACAGAGCGACAAGAACCAGCGTGCAGAGGATTACGACTACTGCGATAAGGATGGGGTAAACGGGACTCATGAGGTTTTCTCTCCTTCGGAAGGTACGCTCTCAGGGAGCATTTTGTCAATCTTGAGTTCCTCATCTGGATGCGCCGAGCCCAATCTTAAAGGGTTGCCTCCAAACATCTCTTGCACCTTCGCAGGATCGATTTGGCCCATAACTTCTTTTGCCTTTTCCCAACTAATGCTGCCAGCCGATGGACGAATCCCCCTCAAGGGCGCTGGCGTGGATGCCGAATCGAAGTGCCAGCCGGTCAGCGTGTGGTGGGCATCTTGGAGCATTCGCATGTCGTCGATGCGGTCCTCGGGGCGCCGAGCCATCTGCAGGCAGGAGATTGCGTGCTGCACGGCACCGATGGCAAGGTCGGCGTGGACGAGGTAATTCAGGATCTCGGCGAAAGCCTGCGGGCCGGTGCAAAGCACTTGGATTCTTCCGATGAACGGGTTGTTCAACGACCCCGCCTCGATGACGGTCGCCGAATCCCTTGTGCGTTGGCTGAGAAGAATCTTTTTGGGTTCGATCATCGCAGCACCGCCTTCTCGTACCGCTTCTCAAGCCTGACCACCTTCTGGATTTTCCGAATCAGCATGTTGCGCTTGAGCGCGCTCAGATGGTCTAGTACCAGAATGCCCTTCAAATGATCTGTCTCATGCTGGATTCGGATTGCGTCCTCGCCTTTGAAGGTTTCAGTGTGCGGAGAAAGCTCTTCGTCGAGCCATGCCAACTCGATCTCAGCCGACCGAGTAATGACGAACTGGATTCCGGGAAGGCTGAGACAGCCTTCGGTGCTTTGGATGAACCCACCGCGGGGGTCGATGGAATCGCTGGTGAAGGTGATTGTGGGATTCACCAAAGTCAGGATGCCTCTCTCTTTCGTCCGCACGACAGCAATGGCAACTGTCATACCAATTTGATTCGCCGCAAGACCAACTCCAGCATACAGTTTCATAGCGTCTTGGAGTTGGCTGGAAATCTGAGAGGGCGTTTCGGTGTAGGGGATTGCTGGATTCCAAGCCTCGGTCGGCGTCGTGAGCATCCGGTTTGGGTAGCGGAGGATTTCGATCAATTGAATACCGATGGCGTGGGTCCAGAGTCTCCAGTGGCCGTTCCGGGTACCAAGGGAACTTTTAACTCCCGGGGTTCGATTTGCTGCTCGAAGTCGCTGCACATTTTCACGGAGCAATTCGATCCGAGCGGTGTGGCTCCGCCACGGGCGTGACAAACGGTCTGCGCCACTTGCCTTACGTTCATGCCCGAGTGCAGAGTCAACGGATGTACGCCAGGACTCTCAATTTCAATTCCCATGATGCGAGCGTGCGTACAGAGGAAGCAAATAGATTCAACCTTCATGGCTTTCAGCGTTCCTTGATTCTCGTCGGTCATCCGTTTCCTCCCTCAGTGCAGTCCTGCACTGCGCTCTCGTCGCATCTTCTCTCAGAAGCGGCTTGGAGTCAAGTCTTGTTTTTCCCGGCCCCAGACTTCTGCCCATTGGCCGATGTCGTTGACGATCATGGCTTCACCTTTGGCAGCACTGCAAGGTGGGCGTCGAGGGTGGCATGTGCTGCCTTGAACGCTTCCTGAAACATTTCCTCATCGAGGCAAGAAAGCTCAGCTATTGCATCCATGGTTTGCTTCCGTGCCTCCAGCACTTTCCCCTCCAGCCAGTGGGGGTCGGGCGAGAGCATCTGCATCCTCCGAGCAATCCAATCTTCGGTGCAGGGCTCAACACATCTAAGTGGGGAATCGCGCACAATGGCACATTCTTGGATGCACCTTTGCACCATCTCCGCCTGGGCCTCGGTGACGGCGGTATTGAGCTTTTCCATAATGAAGTGAAAGAAGTCTAATTCCTTCACTTTCCCATCTAATAGGCCAATGATTGCAGCATAGATTACGGATTCTTCCTTTGTAGGTTCGCTCATCTCTTTTCCTCCTCACGCAGACGGTGAATAAGGTCGCGTTGACACTCTGCGAGGGTCTCTGCAATGACAAGCGCGGCATTCCAGCCTTCCCACTTGTCTTGCCAGGGGTACCCATAAAAAACCTCTCCGTCAGACGTGGTATAGCGGTAAGGAGTGTGTCCGAACTTCTCTTGACACCACTTCTCAAACTCACTCATGAGGATCTCCTACCGCAGTTGGTAAATCGGCCATGCCTTGCACGCCTCAGTCATATCGTGCGTAATGTTGTGGCAATACGGACAGGGGTAGGTATGAACTCCTGCCTTTGCCGGGGGACCAGAGGCACAAAGAGGACATATCGCCTTTATCGCAACTGCGAGGGCGGCATTGCCGCCATCTTCGTAACCGCGCAAATAGGCTTGTGCGTCTCCTCCAGGATGCGGGGGACATACCGACTTCAAATAACGCTCGCAACTACTAAACATTTGCTTATTGAACTCATTCATGGGGCTCCTTAATAGGCCTTCCGACCTTTCTCACCCATCCAAACGTCAGCTTGTCAGAACTCCTCATCGCCCACCACTGGCGGTAATAGCTAGACCAGTAGGCCGGGATGTATTCGAAAATTTGACTGGGAGCGCCTTTCACCCAATACCACCCTGATTTTCGTTTCATGCCTCGGGCTCCTTCCCTTCCCTTCCTTCGCAGGCGGCATCAATCGGTTTCAGCCTGCCCAGTGGCTTCACTTTAACTGGGATTGTTCTCTCCACGGGGATGCTCCGGACTAGGACTTCAGTTCCGCAGGCGGCGAGGGCTTTTGCGTAAGCAGCCTTGAGAGGCCTCAAACCATCTGCCGAAGGTATTATATTCCGGTCTCTTTCATTAATCGTAAGCGCGTCTATGTACGCCTTTGCCGCCTCCTTTACCGCCCGCAGGCGCTTGAGTTCCTCCAGCAGGGCGGTGCCGGGGTTGCTATCATTGGTTTTGTAAAGCGCATCCTCACACCCAACGGCGCGGTAAGCGACCGCCATCTCCGCGCACGCCGCCAACGATGCCTCCAGATTGTCAATGAGAGTTTTCCGGTCGGCTTGCAGTGCTATAATTTCATCCCTGGCTATCTGTGTATCCGCTTCGGCCCGCTCAACCTGCTTGTGGAGGGTGGCGCAATTGGGACACGCAGGCACATTGTAACCACTCATGGCTGCCTCTTTCAATTCGCTTGGCTGCTCAAGAGATACCGCAAACGGAAAATCTTTTTTCATCTCTCACCCCCTGTGAGAAGCACTAAAGTTTTGGTCCCAACGCTCCCGGTATTAACTTAGAGGGCCTTCGCTTCTCAGCCATGCCCACAATCCACAACTCAAGATTATGTACAGCATCCATGCACCAACCCACCAGAAGCCGTCTTCAGCATGAAAGGAACTAACTTTCATGAGGAACGTGACTGCCTTCCCCATCAGGAAAACGAATCCTACCAACCAAGCAAGAAAAGCAACGGACATTTCAACTCCCACTAGAAAGCTTTTCATCTCCCTTACCTCCTCACGCTCTCGGCGCTCACACTCGTTACTCACCAGCGGCTCGGTGCATCCCCCGCTATTTCAACTGTGGTTGGTGTTTCGTCGTCAACGGGCATCACCGTCCTCTCGGCGGGGCACGGTACAACCTCAAGAGCCTGTCGATCTCAGCTGCTATCAAAGCCCCTGCCTTTTCCAACATTCTGATATCTGTACCGGGCTTCCACCATTTAGCATCCCACGGCCAATTCCAAGGAAGCACAGTTTGGTGCCCCGCTCCAAGAGCATACAGAGCACCAGCTTGGGCCAACTCGCGTCTAATGAGTGCGTCATCGTGGCTTGAAGACCATTTCTCAACGCGGATTTGTCGCCTGCGTTCCTTTGCAATTCGTTCAATGCCTGAAAGTTGTTTCATGGTTTACCATCCTCTCATTCAGCAGGGCAGGGGTGGCTAGGGAAACGCGCTTGGCCCCTAACTTTACCTGCCGTGGGTGGCACGAATCACCCCTGCCTGCCTTTCTGGCATCGTGGCCGACTTACCAGCGCCCACTCGGCAGTAGCGGTATAACTTTGGCGTCTGGTCTGGGACGCCGCACGGTGCCATTCTCAATCCTTCAGCGGGCGTGGCCGCCACCTTATCAGCGGACTGAGATGGTAGTCACTTTCGCTATCAACGTTCGCACGCCCGCCTCTGGCAACTCGCAGTCTCAGGAATCCCCAGGCCGCGTGCTGCCATTTTGGTGCCGCCGTGGGCATCTCAGCTCAGTCGACACTTCTGATCTGACTATAGAAACCGTACAAAGGGGCACGGCTAGTAAAGTCAGAATCCCCCTCTGCGGGGCTCGGCGGCAGCTTGCCTTGCTTTAATCTTTCCAGGGTAGATGCGACTGGACTCGAACCAGCGACCTCCGTCTTCCCACCATTTAAGGTGCGCATACGGTGTTCTAACGCGGCTGAACTACACATCTACCCCAGCTTGCCTTGCACTACTCAATCCCTTTCATGCAGCCTTCGGCTGTCGGTGCTGCTCGTGGGCGCGTACCAGTGCGTCGAACTGCCGCAATACCAGCCGGCGAACCCGCAGCGCCGTGGCGGCCGTGCGATCCCGCTCAAGCTGGCTAAGAACCCGCCAAATCAGAATGGTACGATCGGAGACTCCGATGTCGGCACGGAGTTTGTCAGCTTCGGTGCCGCGCAGATACATCCCGTAGAACGACTTCGCTTCGCTGCTGGCGTTCAGTTCGACGGGCATGGCCACCTCGCGTCGTGCAGACCTGCACTAGAAATTGAAGTTCGCTGCTTCCGACCGGAGGACACCCCTCCACGTTTTCAGCACGGCGTCGTACCCAAAGCCGATGACGGTATGTGGTGGGCAAGCGCAGGTTGGCGCATTGCCGTCCTTCCACTCGGCTCCACAGAGCCCGCAGCGCAGCCCCCAGAACGAGCCACGGTACCAGCGTAGACCGTCCAGCGGATAGAGGACGGTGAGTTCTCGGCACCTAAACTTCTCGACCATCGCCGCCTGCTTGGCGTGGTACCGCCGATTCGCTCCCGGAGATTCGCCCCGAAAATTCTCCGTTGATCGTCCTCGCGGCCAACCCGGAACGATGTCGCGCGCCTTCAATTTCATATCTGCACGTCCTCCGCATAGTACTCGCCCTCCGTCGTGCCTTCGACGCGGAACAGAAGGTCGCACCCCACATAGTAATTCGACAGGTAGTTCGCCAAGCGTAGCGCCTGCTCGCGCGTCCCGACGACGGTCAGCACGTCGGGGAAGTCCGACCCGAGCGACCCGTAGCGGTCGCCGTCCCGAGTGATTGTGTACTCGCCAACTTCACTCATAACGCGCTCCTGAAAAACAAAACGTCTTCCCATAGGACGGCAAGTTCCGGGTACTTCCGGACGTGCAGGCGCTTGAAGAAACTCATGCGCACGCGCTGGATTTTCTTGATGCCACCGTCCATCGTCATCTGCTCGCCAAGGTCTTCGGAGAGCATCGCGTGCTTGCGCTCGATGAGCGTGAAGCCTGCGGCTTCCATGAGCCGAATCGTGTCCTCGTCCAGGCGGCGGATAGCGCCATTTTTCACGGGGTTCTTGGTGACCAGGGCGCAGACGCCCCCGGGTTTGAGCACGGCGTGGAGTTCGCGGTACACGGCGAGCATGGCGCTTAGGTAGGTGTCTCCACGCTCTTTTCCTATTTGACCATCAGAGGAAGGGGATTCTGGGAAGTTAGGATTATTCCTTTTTTGTTGGTGCCAATCTCCTTCCCTAAAACGGTCGTCTCTCCTAAAGTTCTTGTCCTGGCACTGCGAGCTTGCCTCATAGGGCGGGCTGCTTAAAGCAGCATCGATCATGCCGAATGGAAGGTTTGCAATCTGCCCCTCACTCTCGCCATAGACTCGTTTCTCGTCGCGCCGCATCTGAGCCGCAATCGCCTCCGCAGACGCGCGATGCCCCCTCCGGCTGCCGTCCTTATACTTCTCCGCCGCGACTGCCGCCGCCTTGTCCGGGTCCGACCATCCCTGCTGCCCGCCGCGGGCGCCACGCTCCCAAGGTGGACTTGTCAGTACCGCGTCAATGTCGCCGGCCGGATCCTTGAGATTCCCAATCTGACCGTCCGATGTTCCCTGCGTCCGCGCCATGTACGCCCGATCGCCTACCTTATCCGTTCCCCCCGGGCCGTATCCCCGCTTGGCAATGCCGCATCCCCCGCCCGCCGCAGCTTGGTCGGAAAATGGCGGGCTCGACACCACGCCGTCGTATCCCTCATGCGGGTTCGCCCTCGCCTCGGGCCGGGCCGGCTCGAATCTCGACCGGAACTGCCGAGCCCCTGTTAAATCCTGGTCCGCATAGGGTGGCGACGCTACTACACCATCGTAGTCTTGGCGGATCTTGTGCTGCGCGTGTACCCCACTGACTTTTTTCTCTAGCGATGCGTCTATCCCGCTGTCCCCGCCAATGTTTCCCGCGTACGGCGGGCTCGTCAACACCCCAGCCACCTGCGCCTCTGCCAACACCTTTATCAGACTCCTCGCATCCCCTCCCAGCACCACCGGTCGCGGCGCCCCCGGCATCTTCGCCATCAACTTCTCCACATTGGCGTCCGCCATCTCCAGAAAATGCCGCTCCAACTCCACTCCCACCGTCTGGTACCCTAAACTCGCCCCCACCACCAGCGTCGTCCCGATCCCCGCCATGGGTTCACATATTCTAGAGGCTTGAATCAGGATTCTTGAACCTTCAGTAGGAAGAATTAAATTTCGACAGAGAGGGCAGGTTGGCAACGATTCAATAAGTCCTTCCTCCAAACTACATGGAGTTCTTTGAGTTTCTTTTCGTATTCGTGCTCTATCTTGGTATGGCATTTGAAACACAGGCCGAGGAGATTTGTTAGTGAAGAATTCCCGGTCTCGCGGTAAGGGATTATGTGATGGGCAAGGATGGGACTCACCCTGCAGATTCGACAGTTCTTGTCTCTCTCTCGTAGTAGAGACTTCTGTTTTTTCCAACCAGGCCCTCGGTGCTCCCTCCACCCGCCCTTCCAGCGGGGATGATTCTTTCCGGTATGCTCTCCTACTTTGAAGGTTGAGTGGTTCGGGGGATTCCCCTTCGCGAATTTGTTGCCCAGCAGAACAACCGATCTGCAGTTCATCGAGCAATACTTCTGATTTCGATTGCTCGCTTTGAATGGTTTTCGGCAGACCTGGCAGGTTTTTTCCTTGGTGCCGTTGCGAAGATACCAGCATTTCTGAGAGCAGTATACCTGTTCTGTGTCCTTGGCTTTGAATGGTTTCAGGCATGTAGGACAGATGAGTGCAGTGGTCATATAGAGATTTTAGGTGATGTAATCCTAGTTCGTCAACAACTATTTGAGTCTCCTTATTCACCCACCCCCGCTCTTCCATGTACCCGAATATCCGGTAGCACAGCCCCACCGCCATCTTCGCTGGATGCGCATTGCTCTCCCGCGTGAACAAGTCCCCCCGCACCCCACCGTAACAACCCCGCCATTCAACCGCGTCCAGCCCCTCGCTCATCTCGCTTACCTTTCCACTCCCCATAAGCTGCTCACTTCGTCTTTCTGTTGGTATGCTCCAGCTTGTGGCAACTCGCGCACAGCCAAATCACCTCAAGCGGCCTCATGTAATCCCTATGGTGCGCATGGAGCCTAAGCGCCTTTCTGCATCCTTGGCATAGCTTCGGACGAACTATCTTCCTTGATCGAATCGCTACCCTCAAAGCGTCACGCGCCACCCGCTTCTCGGGATTTGCCGCATCCCAAGACTTAATCACCTCTGCGTAATCTCTCGCCCGTTTCCTCCCCTTTGTGTCGTACCAGTTCCGGTAGTACTCTCGGATTTCCGCCTTATGCTCCTTCCGCCACCGCCTCTTTAACTCCACCCCCCTATCCGGATGCTCTGCCAGCCACTTCAAATTCCGAGCCCTCGCACAAACCTTACACTCCCCCCGCCCTTTATAAAACTCGGCCTCCGGTTTTTCAGCCGTGCAGGTGTAGCATGTTTTCATAAACCTAGATTACTCTGATTTTTCTTGATGTCAAGGGAATTCTCCTGGTTTTTGCCCGCTTTTTATTTCCTTCCTTTTCTTTGACTTGAAAAAATCACCCCCTTTTTTCAAAAATTCAATTCCGATTTAGAGATAGGGCGCTGTCCTCAGTGAAAAAATAAACCGCGCGGCGGCGGGCGGGGGGAGAGCCTTGGGCGCGCGCGGCGGGAGCGGCGCGGTCGCGGAGTACGGGGAAGGTGTCGCGGTCCTCCAGATGGGGTGGCGCCGGTCGCCCGCAGCGAGCCATCCGCCCCGAAGGGACCGCCCAGGAGGCGCGCATAAGATAAGGATGCGAGCGGCGGACCTGGCGCCGAACCTCCACCCAGTTGCAGGCTCCTCGCACGTCGAGGGCCAACTATCTGCGGCGAGCCCCCAGAATTAGATTGACAAGTGCGTTGGCAGGTGTATAGTGGAGACTGGAGACGACGAGGAGGGAAGGATGATGACTAACGATTGCACTTGCATCGATGAACTGCTTTGCCCTGCATGTAACGCAGCCGTCGAGGAGTCGCTACATACAGGCGAGCCTATCGCATGGCCGCGCCGGCGCCCCGTAGTGCAGATTGACGACCTGTCGCTGGCTATCGAACGGCTGCATGATGAGTAGCACCGGTCGCTGGCATGCTGGCGAGACCGCCGACCCGGCGCTGTGCCGAGAGGGGTAACGAAGATGATCCGCTACGTAACCGTCGAGGGGATGTTCTGGGATGTCGAGCGGCGAGAGTACACGCGCGAGCGGCTGACCTACCGCATCGAATGGAGCGACGTGCTGGAGCATGCCGTGTACTTCCTGGTGGCGAGGTTGGTCCTCGCCGAGGCGTAGTGCAGGACTGCACCGCGCGCAGGGAAGCGCGACGAGGAGGATTTATGACAATCAACATAACCAACACGCTCATCCGCTTATCACGACCGCCGTATCCAGCAGTATTCTTGGCAACTGGGCCTGACGGTACCACGTGGACGTATGACGGGCCACGCGGCTGCGAAACTGAGGAGGAAAACTGTTTTAGGGCGCTCGTGGCACTAGCATTCGCGGGCCGCGGTGGAGACTGCCGGGAAATCAACGCCGGCGACAGCTATATACATCTCCGGCACTAGAATGCTGATCGCCCGCCGCGGGCGTCCGGCTCCGCTTGGCGCCCGTGGGAGGTTATCAGCTATGAAGCGAATCACCCTAGCAGTTCTCTTGCTTTCCATTCTTGCGTTGACCGCCTGCCCACAGCCACCGCAGCCGACGTCTACCCAATCTTTCCCGGCCCGCCGGCCACCGATCCACGGGAAGCCATAAGGAGCCCCATGCACCGAACCCGACAGATTGTCTCTTGCCTTAATTTCCTCTCGGCGCTGGTCGCTTCTGGCGTCGCGGGCGACTGCGCGGCGCGGCACCTCCACGGCGACGCGACGGTTAACCTTATTATAGCCGCTGGCCTGACCTTCGCGGCGCTGGCCATCTGGCCGACGAAAGGAGTCACAACCGATGGACCTGAAAACCCTTCGCGGTAAACTCAAGCTCACCCAGGCGGCCGCGGCGAACCTACTCGGTATCTCCGTCACAACTTGGTCCCGATGGGAGACCGGTGCCAATGGACCTGATTGCCGCCATGCCAGCCGTATACTCCTCCTCGAAGAGGCCGCAGACATGAAACCCTGCCCGAAGTCCCCAAGCTTCGCCTTCACCAAGACGCCTCTAACCTTGGAGCACATCAAATCCTGCCCCGCCTGCCGCTTCACCTTCCTTCGCTTCGGGGATTCCGTAGTGCAGGACTGCACGACGGGAAAGGGGGCGCGCCGTGGCTGACCCCGTTACCTGCCCCCGCTGCAATAACCCTTGCTCTGGTCTCTACTGGACCCGGCGCGCCGAGCTCGTCTGCGCCACCTGCCTCGACCAAATCGAGCCCGAGACGGTCAGCCGCTATGATGGCTGGCGCGATCGCGAATTACTGCACGACCGCCGAGCGAAGCTCGCTCAGGCCAACTTCAATTCCATCCCCCGCCTTTAGCCCACCGACTCCGGGCGCCGTGAACCATCGGCGCCCGCCCCACCTTCAATATCCCTTGCGCTTGAAGGTTTCCCATTCCGCTTCGGAGTTAGGGTCCCGATTCCGCATTTCCCGGAACTGGCGCAGTCGACCGAGATCCTGCAGCCAGGACCCGCCGACTGGATTCGCCGCTGGCGCCGGTTCCGCGCGCTGCGGTGCCATCAGCGAGGGCTTCTCCGTCGGTTCTCCCTTAGCTTTTAGGTAGAGCGCCACGACGTGGACCACCTGAGCGTTGACCGACCGCCGGTCTACCTTCGCCCGCTCAACCAAGCCATTGTAAATCTCTTCTGGTATTCTCAGTGTCATTCTCATGTCATAATGGTGTCACAATGACGCAGCCCCGTCAAGCGGATTCCACTAGGAAACCAAGCCGCGATCACTCGCAAGGCTCAAAAGCCCCCCGCAAAGCCTCAAATACACCAAAACTGATGTTAAAGAGGGTTTGACAAACACGCTAACAGACTTACACCGCAAGCGTCTGAGAAACAACACCTTACCACCACCTAAGGATTTCCCTTGACAAATGCCATAAGCCGCTTATACTGGAACCCATGAACCGGCTTGCTGGAGCAATCCCGAATCTCAAATATGCAGAGCGGACTGGGCGGAGACATCTAAGCCCGTCGATTCTCCTTTAGAATAAAGGACATATGGCGAAGATTAAGACACCGAAGAGCGCGAGCAATGAAGGAATGGGGAAGTGCGCGCGGTGTGGGATTGGGGAATTGGGGCCTGATTATCATTTTGGTCTCTGCGGGTTTTGTTATCGGAACCTGCCCGGCCAAGCGTTGAACGTATGGGCTAAACGTTGGAAGAATGAGCATATGTTTCAGTCCTTGTCATTGTTCAGCGCTAGAAGCGACGAAGGGCAAGCGGCGACGAGGCTTGAGCCTCAGAGGTAAGCGACTATGTTTGAATACGTTAGAGGCTACCGAACGATGGCCGTACAGCCAGCCGCGATTATCGAAGAGCGGCGCGTTGGCCAGTTCCGCGTGCAGGTATTTCTATTCCCTGGCAACGGCGAACCATGCTACCGGATCTTGATCGAAGTCTTTGATGGCGTATGGCGTAAGGTTTCGTGCTGGAGTCGCAGCGACGAGCGGCGATTTCCGAAGCGCGCCGCAGCCGTCGGCCATGAAATGGTAGAGGCTTACAAGCGAGCAAGCGGCGAGGCCCAAGGGTCGGCGAAGCAAATTGACCTTTACGCATAAGAGTTAGTGCAGGACTGCACCGAGCAGCGATGAGGAGCGCAATCAATGATCTACACCGCGACTTATTCACCCGAGGATAACAAACTCCGTTTGTATTCCGTCTCTCGGCTCGACTCGGAGACTTACGCCCGCGTCAAGGCTGCGGGCTTCATATGGGCACCGAAACAAGGCTTTTTCGTCGCCCCGATGTGGACCCCAAGCCGCGAGGACCTCTTGATAGAGTTAGCCGGAGAGATTGGCGACGAGGACACGACGCTCGTCGACCGCGCCGAGGAGCGCGCCGACCGGTTCAGCGATTACAGCCAGCACCGCGCCAAAGACGCCGATCAGGCCCGGAAGGCCGTTTCTGCCATTGCGGATAATATTCCGCTGGGCCAGCCGATTTTAGTTGGCCATCACAGCGAGAAGCACGCCCGCAAGGACGCCGAACGCATCGAGAACGGGATGCGGCGATCCATTAAGATGTGGGAGCAATCTTGCTACTGGAAGGAGCGCGCCGCCGGCGCCATCCGACACGCGAAATACAAGGAGCGCGCCGACGTGCGCGCCCGCAGAATCAAGGGACTCGATGCCGACCAGCGCAGCCGCGAACGCGACAAAGCCAAATGCGAAACGGGCATCAAGCAATGGAGCGCCGAGGGACTCACC